GAGGCTATCTACCTTATTAAATTCTTTAAAATTTGTACCACACAACCAACTATGTCACTACCAAACAACCAACAAAACATTTCCGATGATAGTAAGTCAGACGAAAGACAACCAGGGCCAAAGCCCGATCGAGGTGTTTGCCAGTATTATGGTAAGAAGTTTTCATATATAAACCTTCCTTACAAGCTGACAGAAGTCCAACTGTCGTGTTTGCGAGAAGGTTTACGAACTGTTATGAGCAGTGGTTCTGATCGAGTTAGAATCACATCTGGTACCGAAGACCATCCCCATGCCCTTGGAGCTGCTTGCCGAAGGGTTTTTGACGATTATGTTGTCAACATCCTTTTGGATGATGAGGAGGTTTTGGATATCGGTGCGTCTCGTAAGAGAAATTTAGGCTTCGCTACCAATAAGAGAGGTAAACCCAGGAAAGGGAAAATAATCTCTAATGCCCCCAACACTTGTGGATATGATCTCTTGAGAGAAAGAGACATGGCAATATTGGAATATACCACTGGAAAAGTCTTGCAAAATGCTTGCAAGTGTGTTTCTAAGTGGGATATGCCCAATGATTGCAAAGTGTGTGGTGCTGGCAAGGAGAGGAAATTCCATCGGTTCGCTAAGGCTATCGATTCCCCATACTACCCCGATGTTCTGGAAAGACTCGTGAGGGAAAGTTTGGAATCTAAAGGCATAGGATATGTCGCTTTTCACGACTATTCCGAAGCCTGTCTGAAACACGGACCTAAGGGTTCCGCCTTACTAGACGAAAGCACCTACTCCTTTGAAGGGAATTATGTTGTCGTGGCGACTGTGGGTAATCCGATGCCTTACCGACACAGAACGCTTGATTCCAGAGGAGTAAAGGTTTTCCAAGTCCCATTCTTCGATAACGAAGGTACCCTATTGGCAGTAGCCGTCTTTGAGCTTCAGCTTAGAGTTGATAATGGCGACATCCCCTATGTTCTGTATTCTGTCAGAGCTTTTGATCCTGTTGAGGTCAAAGCTGTTGATGGAACAGGATACATGGCAGGTATTCCTGTTCATGATAGGTGGTTTGTTCGCGAAGATCCTCTCGAGGCTTTAGCTGCAGTGATGGTGCCACCAAGGATCATAAGTGTCGTTGAAGAGGTCAAAGAAGACGATGGATTAGTTGTTCCAGCACTAGTCCAGCCCATCATTCCCCCAGTAGTGGTTGATAACACTAACTGGAGCACACTCAAGAGTTTTCTTGAGGATTTCGATTGTGCTAAGAGGAAAGATGTGGTTTTGGTGCCAAGAGAAGCCAAGAAGTACAGTCCCTTTGCAGTAGTCGATCTTGCTAGGAACTGTTTCGTCGCTCGACCTGTCCGCGACGCGCCTGCGGGCCTTAAGCCAGCTGAGTACCACCTCGCTGGAAGACTTCTCTTGAGTAAGAATTTGTTGCTTGTTTCGAAAGACCAACCCACTACTAAAATCTCCATAGACTTTGACCATTTCAGTAAACTTCAAGGTCCCGAACAGAAGCCCGCTACAGATGAAGTTGGAGTAGCGATCACTAAAGATACCGTAGGAACTATAACTTTTGACGAGAAGGGTTTGATATTCCCTGAATTAGGACTTCCCCGAAGAAATTTGAAGGGAAATGTTTCTTATTCGTATCAGACCAGAGAGCAGAAGGTGGAGGCCGGACAAGTCTGGCAATATATCAAAGAAAACTGGTTCTCTTCCCAAGTTGAACGCTTTTATAATGTTATGAAAGACGGTGAAGCTTGGGTCACTTATGAACAGTGGACAAGAGGAGGGGTTTTCAAATCGATCAAGCAAAGACAACACCATAAGGCGCCTTTTGATCAAGTTTTCCAATGCTATATTAAGCTAGGGGTTAAATCCAACGTTAATTCGATAGATTTTGCCACAGCTTCTTTGCAGAAGGAACTTGCTGATAAAGGTTACTGTATGGACCTGACCGAGGCTATGATTATTGCTAGAGTTATGAGAGCTCAGCAAACAGCTCGTCTCCAGACTGCTCTCGAAGGAAGTGCAGCTTGTCAGAAGGTTAAGCTCACCAAATAGATCCTTGGCAGTAATCCCCCAACAGGGATTACGTACGACCCTAGGGACGGGTCTTATGCCCTACTAAGCAGTTGCGTCACTGTACCTGAAAGATTAAATATTCAGGCAACAGAAGGTGTTTTTCCGAGCAAAATTAAATGCCGTGACGAATATGCTGAAAAGGAAGTTCCCTGTGATCGCCCTAACACCCACGTAGGTGCAGAGCAAATGTTCAAGTGTATCACTTACGACGATTTTCGAACACCAACGATTAAACACGGATGTCCTAGAACTAGGTTATCTGCTGCTAATCGTGCTCGAAGTAATGTCGTTCAAGCTGATCCAGAGATGTGGAAGGACTTTGAGAATTGGGTCCTGTCCACGAAGTTGCCTGAAATCCTGTCATGGTTAGAAGAAGAAATCGTGCAAGTTAGAATAGACGATTGGCTTCAGAAGTTCCCCCAACGATACCAAGAGAAGATGAGAGAGGCTTTGAAGTATGATAATAAGGCATTCATGTTGGATGTTGATTTTGTCTACGAAGCTTTTCCAAAAATCGAACAGCAATTCACCACTGTCCCTCATGAGCTGAAGGACACTCCATTGAATGACGTCAAAGAGCGCCAGATTTGCGGGCCTTTAGATCAGGTTAAAGTGATTGTCAATGCTTTCTTTAACGCTATGGAAGGGGTTATGCATCGTCATAATCCTTACTACTGCGGGAGAGCCAATTGGGAAGACATCTGCAACAAGATCAAGAAGGCTGGCGAAGATTTAGATATTGACATCATTCATGAGGGAGATGGCAGTGGTTTTGATAATACCCAGAAGGCTCCTCAACATGCTATGATGGCTAAAATCTACGAGGCTATTCTAAATCACAGAAATGTTGTTTTAGAAGATCCCTTGCACAAAGAAGAAATCATGCATGTCCTTCACTCTTATCAAAATTGTCGTGTTTCAGTTGATCATGGCAAAGTTAAGTATTATGCTGATAGTCGTGAAAGTGGTCAAGGAGACACCACTTTGTCCAATACTCTCCTGGTTACCTTCTATTATGAGTATACCTACCATCTAGCTGGTATAAAGAAGTTTTTCCTTTTGGGTAAGGGTGATGACACGTTGAATGGTCACCCATCCCATCAAAATGATGCCTTCATGAATGCTTGGTCGCGTGTTTTTACTACAGGAAAACATGCACACACTCATGGCTTAGGGCAGATTTGTAAAGGTTTTGTTACTGGTGACTTGTCAAAGCTCAGTTTCATTTCAAATCGCTTCTTTAGAAGAGCAAATGGTGAGTGGCGAATGTCTCGTATGGGAGATCGTTTGGTGGAGACCATATGGCCCACTTGCAAGATACCACATTATCTTTCGCCCAAGCAGAAACAAGTGTTGAGGGAAGAGCTTTGTTTCAGCAAGGGATCATGCCTCCTGGCATGGGCAAAAGGGTTGCCTATCTGGGACAAGTTGGCTAGAAAGATGATGGCGCTTGGTCGTAAGGGTGCACATACCGATTATTGCATGTATTCGGACGGAGGTAGACTCTGGACTGATGATTCGTGCGATGATTGGGAACCTTACCTTCTATTCTTGGAGATGAATTACTCCATAACCCTTGCGGATGTTAGAGCTATTGAGAAAGCTATTGACTCAATAGACAGTTTAGTTGGAGAAATCTACATCCCGGAGTTTGCCAAATTCTTCCAATAATAGCAAAACCAATCAGGGACCGTTTGTGAGGTATTAGGTTTAGTGCGCAGGCTGGACACCTGTACTGGATCTCACTTGAGCGGATAAAGCTGGGCACTGTATAAGATGCACTTTCAAATTCTTATGCACTAGCTGCTGATTGGAGTAGGGCAATACATCTAGGAGAGCTGGCGTTCTCCCCCGAATCTGATAAAACGC